CATACAAGGGCAGCCGGGGAAGCGGCCTCCCATACCTCCATTTCATTATCACGGCGGGCAAACTCATCGAGTACTATTTTGCCTCCTTTTCCGTGTAACTGGTTTGGAGATGATGAAAGGCCGGTTATTTTTTTACCATTTTTGAAGTTGAGCACAAAGGTCAATGCATCATTATCGTCAATCAGGGTGGCTTCACTAAGCTGGAAGACGGCATTTAGTGCCTTTGCGTATTTTTTGCAGTAATCGACATATTCCCGGGCATTGGTTTCATTATTTGATGAAAACCAGACATTATACAAGCCTAATACACCGGCATCCCTGACATCTTCAAATGCCTGGACAAAGGTGAGGCCTATACGACGGCTTTTTTCGTAGAGCTTTATCTGCGAGTCGTCTTCGAGCCATGCAACCTGATAAGGCATAAACCCAAACTGGGAATAATCAATTTTTGGAAGTTCGCTCATTTTTTCTTTTTATTGTCCCGGCATGTCAACTCCGAATGTCTGACGAAAAATTTCAGCAGCATTTTTCTGGCTCTTAGCTGCCTCTTCTGCAGAAAGCGATGCAGCATCATCTTCAGCAATAGATTTTTCATAATCGCGCATACGCACCATTGAAGCGGCAATCTTAGTGAACGAATTCAACAGGTCTCGTGATGGCATCACGTCATTGTTTAGCTGTTCTTTGATTTTTTGAGCCATTAGTGTAGCGATTTCGCGGGTATCTTCATGGAGTGACTCCTGAAACTCCCGGAACTTTTTACGTTTCTGATCCCAAAAGCCTGTAGTCGCCCAGTTACGGATTGTACGTTCAGAGCAGTCGAGTTCTTTGGCAATGGCTTCGAAGGTCATCATGTCCTCGACGTACATGCGTTGGGCGGTGTCGTTGAGTAAGACTTGCTTCATGGTTATCGCAGTTTGCGTTCAAGAGCCTTGATATCGGCATCTATTTCCCTGATTTCTGATTGAAGCCGGACAATATTGTTCATGGCCAGTTTTGCGCGGTCAGTTTCCAGCTCATCAAATTCAAGCACCGGTGAAAGTATGTCACGAACTTGTATCACGAACATTTCCCCTTCCATTTTTTTTGATTCGCGGTCGCGCTTCAGGGCTTTGATTTTACTTTCCAGTAATATTCTTTCTGTTTCCAACGACATAATTGTCAATGATGTAAGTTAATTTAGAAATTTCAGTAGTCAGCTTTGTTATAGCGTCCTGCATGTCCTTAAGGATCATGTCTTTCTTCTCAACGGTTTCCCGCCATTTCACGATTTCGGAGGTGTGGTTTTTTTCAGATATGATCCACACGTAGAGCACGGCAGCTGCTATTGGTATGCCGTTCACGAGGTTTAAAAGTGCTTGTTCCATTATAAATATTTTGATAAGGCAAAAAACGTTACTAACAGTCAAATATCCCTCTGACAGAGGACATTAAATAATTAAATGGTATGGGTGTAGGTTTGCATCTTCGAAATGCAAACTATTAAAAAATGCAAACAACTTAAATTTTGCCTATGCCAATAAGATTATTTACTGCAGGGACTCATACCACCAAGGGTGGTACATTCTCATTTTCGAACGACGATATCGACAGGATCTTCTCTGACACCCTTAAAACAGGTGTGGATCCTATCCCTTTTGTTTTGGGGCACCCGGAGGATAATTTACCGATTATAGGATGGCTACCAAAAAAAGCTATCAAACGCTATACCGAAGGCAGCAGTGTAAGCCTTGGTTTTGAAAGGGGTGATGAAGTGATAAGCAAAGAATCACTTGACGCTATTCGTGACCTTAAGAGCAATAAAATTTCTGTATCAGTGCGCGAAGGAGTGATCCGTCACATCGGGCTTGTCGGCAAAGCAGCTGTTGAAGCCAATAATACACAAAATTTCTCTGCCGGTACACTTACCGGTGAATTCTCGGCAGGTGATGAAATTACAGACCACCAGCCAACGGACTTTCAAAAGTTTATTAATGACTTTAAGAATGAGGTTAAAACAATTTTCAAATCAAATACAAATATGACAGAAGAAAAGAAACCAGAAGCCGCCAATGCTGATTTTGCCGCGTTGGTAGGGCAAAACAAGAAGCTTGCTGAACAGGTAGCAGCCCTCACAGGTTTGGTTACCGGTGTTGTAAGCAAGCAGAAAGCAACAGCCGATTTTTCGGCACCTGAATACAAGGATCTGACCCAGGCACAGAAAGACAGCGCAGCTGCTATCATGGCCGATCTTGGAACAGAAGAGAGCAAAACAGCCCTTAAGGGGTTACTGAAGGAACTGGCCAAACCAAAAGCAGTAGTTGAAAACGGAAGTAAGGCTAAGGAGTTTGGTGCACCGGAAAAAGAAACCCGCACAGCTGAAGAAATCGTGAGGGATCAATTACAAAACTTAAGCGTGTAAGACAATGAAGTTTGCACAAATAGCCGGATCGGCTCAGAATACCGCCATTGCGGTGCCGATCATCACCAGTAGAAGTGTTCTGCTTAACGATTGGATCGAATTCTTTGTAAAACCGGGCACAGCTGCTACTATACGCACTGAAGGCCTCAGTACTGGAATTGCTGCTGCAACAAGGCAGCTTGAACAGGCATACGATTCCTCAGTTGTAAGGCCACAAACCACAACTGTCGGACGTAGATTCATGGGAGGTGAGATAAAAATTGACCAGGCTTATCAAAAAATGGGTTACGATATCGGCAACGAGTTTCTTACCCAGTTGAAACGCCACATGATCGATTTTCCAACAATCTTCCATTATCTGTTGATCCATGGAAATCCAGATGCTGATGCAAAGCAATTTGCAGGTTTGAATATCCTGACACCAGGAGCACAAAAAGTGCTGGCAGGAGCAAACGGCCTTGAGCTTCTTTACGGAAGCGATAATGCAGCCAAAAAAAGCCAGCAGACATTTCTTGAAAAAATCAACCTTTTGATCGAACGCTGCAAAGGCACATCAAAGGTGTTGGTTATGAACGACCGTGTTAAAGCTTATTTCAACACTGTAGCACAAGGGGCAATACAACAAACAGTAAACTCGTTTGGAGTAGCGGTTGACCGTTACAACAATGTACCGATGATTAACCTGGGCGATGTTCAGACAGCTCCCAAAGTATACGAACCAATTCTTAAGTTCAATGAGACTGTGGGCACTTCTGATAATTGCTCTTCGATCTATTGCGTAAACTTTGCTGAAGAAGATGGCATGAGCTTCATGACAACTCAAGGTGGCTTTGAAGTTTACGACATTGTAAAGGATGCAAACTGGGTCAAAGCTCAATATGAGTTGATCGTTGACAGTTCGCTCATAAGAAACAATGCCCTTGCTAAATTGGAAGGCTTGAAATTTGGAAACGAAAACCCCGCTTAACATGAAACCAATTCTGACATTTCTTTTATTGTTGCTGGCAACGATAAGTTTCCCAGCAAACAGGAGCTATACGATCAAAAAGACCTTAGCTGAAGGTGAAAGCTCATCACAATATTCATACTATCAGTTTCCGACTACTTCGTTCGTGAACGATACCATTGAATATGGCGACTCAGTAACCTTTAACCTGTATGTCGACTACAACAAACATGTGCCGGTAGCACCGGTATTGTTTGTTCTGTTTCAAAAAGCAGGCACTTCTGATTCCATTAAGGTTGACCGTACTATTAAATATAGTCAGGTTGCTGCATTGGCGAATGATAATTTAGGCTCTCTGGAAAGTTACTATACCAAGACTTTCAAAAGCACGACAAGTGCTTGGGAATTTAGCACAGCTACCTATTACGCGCAATATATAGCTGACTCAATTACCTCTGCAGGACTGGCATATCCCGGTTTCTCTTTAACACGATCCGTACACTATACGGTTACTGTTATCCCCCTTAAGTCGGGGGCTGCGGTGAAAGTGAGGGAAATGAGGCTTAAACTATACCTGCAACCATATCAGTTCAAATAGCCAGTAAGGCGAACCAGAACAATATCTATGGGAGCAAAAGCAATATTGGAAAGATACCTCTTCCACAATCAATCTTCTTTACCAGAAGACCCTTCAAAGCTACGGGAGCATTTAGCTTCCGTAGCCCAAAGGGATAGGTTAAAGGTTGAGGGTTGCGAACTGGATGAATTGGCTACTCTTTATACCTCAGCTGAAGATAAAAACATAAATAAAAGCACAGTTCAAAATGAGGGCAAAAAGAGGCGAAATAACAAAGGCAAGCAAAAAGCGGGGGCATAATACCAAATTGATTTTTTGAAAGAAATTGAAAAGAGTTGAAAGGCTTTTGAAAAGGATTAGTCAGTAGTCAATAGTAAACAGGATGAAATATATCACACAGGAACAATTAGACGCATTTTTAAATGACCGGAGCCTTAAGGCGCTGGCTCCTTCAACAGGGGCATCAGGATTGGATACCGTTCTTTTAGAGAAAATCAATAAAATGGCTTCAGATAAAATAGACGGGTACCTGCGCGGGGTATATACTCTGCCGCTATTGGAACCGGTCGACGGACAACTTTTCATCCTGTGCGGAAACCTGATGCGCTATTACCTGTATGAACGCCGTGGTGCTGCAGACATGCCTCCAAGTATTATTGAGCTGTATAAGCTTACAGTCAAAGATCTGGAGAAAATACAGAACCGTACAATTGTGCTTGAGGTAACGGATCCTCAAACCGGGGAGCAGGAAACTGCACCAATCAACTCAATAAGGACAAGTACTCCTTCACAAAAATTTGGTGCCCACTTTACAGGATTTGACGGATTATGAAAGCAGTGCTGGTAAGACAAAAACAATTGAGCAATGATAAACAGACCTGTGGCCGGTTTATCATGATAGACAATAAAGGTGATATTGCCTTTCAGTGCGCTTCGCTCGAACTACCGTGGCTGAACAATGTTCAAAGCAAGAGTTGCATTCCTGATGGATTGTACAATGTGGGCAAAACCGACAGCCCAAAATTCGGGGAAGGGACTTTAAAAGTCCAGAATGTTCCCGGAAGAAGCTCTATCCTCATCCATCCGGGTAACTATACCCGGCAGATACAAGGGTGTATATTGTTAGGTGAGAAATTCACCGACCTCGATAAAGATGGAATAACCGATGTGGTTAACAGCAAGACCACTATAGAAAAGGTAAAAACAATTGCTGATTCATTTACATTAACAATAATTTGGATATAATTATGAAAAACAAGGTTTTAAGTTTGGTCTTAGGGATGGTCGTTATCCTGTTGTCAATGTCGGCAACTTCGTGTGCACGCACTGACATTCAAAAAAACGATGTTTCAACAACTTTAGCTACATCAATTAACGCTGAAGCGAGCAATGCTTTATATACCTATGAGGTAGCACAAAGCAACGATATTATTTATAGCACAGTTCAGGATGCAGATGTCACAGTTCAGGATGCAGATGTCTCTGTTCCGGCAGATACTGATGATAATGAGACGTTGTATATGATTATAGGATCTGTTCTTACGATCCTGCTCTCAGTTATTTCAGTATTGTTTAAAACGAAGGCTGACCGGGCGACGAATGTGATCAATGCGATTTCATCAGCGCTGGCCGATCGGAAGGTGACAACGGAGGAGATAAAAAAGATAATAGATGCCTGGAAAGGTAAATAATCCGATGGTACGATTACTTGTTATGTTAGTTTTTTTAATGTTCTTGACCGGGTGTGCGCAGGTACGCCCGGTTATTGAAAAAACTGACACTGTAGTTGTCTGGGAAACACAGCATGATACAGTGCTGATGGTCGAAGGTGATACAGCAATACTTAGTGCCTGGTTTCGCTGCGACTCTCTGAACAGGGTAATCATGAGCAGTCTGGAAACATTGAACGGCAGAAAGGTTGAGCAAATAGTAAGGTGGAGGGACAATTATCTGAGTGTTACTGCAGCAGTTGATTCCGAAGCGGTTTATTTCTCGTGGAAAGATAAGCACATACGGGAAACCTCAAGTACTATCCAAACGGTCACTGAACAGGTTATAGTAAAAAAGCCCCCTGCATGGTATAAAATATTGATTATCTCAGAATCATTGTTACTGTTTTACTTCATGTTTATCACAATTGGAATATTAACCCAAAAACAAAAATGACACCCGAAATTTTCGAAAGCTTACTGATTGAACAGGTTAATAGTTTGGGCTTGCCTTCCAGAGCTTACCCAAATGATCCGAAAAACTATTTCCCGGAACATGACCCCGGGGAAGTGCTAGTCAGGTATGAAGGGAGAAAGACTATAGACCGCGACATAGCAGGAATCAGATGCCTTGTGAAGTTTTACGCTGAAATAGTGGTGGTAACCCGACAGTTGCGAGATACTGAAGGGGCTTATCAGTGGCTTGAGAAAATATACAACCGGCTTGAAGGCTACACCCTTGGCGGAATGACCAGACAGCTTACCCTTGAAGTTGAAAGTTTTATTGACGAAAAAGACGGATTGTGGCAGTTTGGACAGAAATGGAGCGTTGAGACAGATGTTGTCCAGGACTGGTCCGATGATTACACTGAAGAAAATATGATACCTGAACCTACGCAAGAATGACAACACTGGGACTTACCGACACTGTGGCATCTATAAGGCAATGCATCCGCATTATCCTTTCGACATCGAAAGGGGAAGTGCCATGGAGGCCAAATTTCGGATTGAGCCCGGAGACATTATTGGATGGACAGGCAAAAGATATTGATATTTCGTTTGCCGTTATAGACCAGTTATCAAAATATGAAAAAAGGATAAAAGTTAAAAAAGTTTCAGTTGAGACTGTGGACGCTGGTCATAAAAGGGTTACGATCTATTATTCTATTATTGAAGAAAAAATTAATGACATTTTAACACTCGAAATATGAGTTATTTACATGGAATTGAAATCAAAGAAACGCCCAAGCCGGTAGTACTGGCAGAGGGCGACACTGCCATTATAGGGCTGGTCGGCACTGCGCCGATCGGTGTGGTTAATACCCCGGTGCTTATCACCAGTCTTGCTGCAGGGCGAACTGCTTTCGGTCAGGACATAGGTGGTTTTACGATCCCCGCCGCACTTGAAGTTATCTTTAACCGTGTGAGTGCAAAGGTTCTTGTTATAAACGTGCTTGAAAATGCCGATGCTACAGCATTATTGGATGAAGGGGTAATGACTCTGGATGAAGATGGTTACTGGGTAACCGGTATAGGGAAAGCTGTCTTGCCGGTGACGGCTGAATATTCCGGAGAGATAATTGCAGGGCTTGAAAAGCTGCTTGACACTGAGGATTCGCTTGGGATGAAAGCAAACCTTGTTATTGCTCCGGGCTACAGCCAACTGGCTGCAGTGTTGGCAAAAATGGACAGCGTAGCCAAAACCCTTAATGGGTTTGCATTTGTTGATGTGGCTGCTGATACTGTTACTGCAGCACTGACTGCCCGTGCCTCCGGTGCTTATGCTGTTAGTAGCAATGCTGTAGTACTTTGCTTCCCGAGAGGTATGAGATATAATGCACATGAAGAAGGTAACCAACCATGTGCACTTTCATGTTGGCTGGCTGCAGCAAAAGCAAGCAGGGATGCTGAAATGGGTTACTGGTTTTCTCCAAGTAACACTGAATGTACTGATATCCTCAGTACTGAAATTGCAATACGGTCGAGCCTGACAGATCCTGCAGCCGATTCTAACCTTCTGAATGGTCAGGGCATTGTTACCCTTTTCCGTCGCTCTGGTAGCGGATACCGTGTATGGGGCAACTGGACAGCTGCTTTCCCTACTGAAAAGACATGTGACGTAATGATTGCTCCTCGCGCAGTAAGGATGATGATCCGTGAGGCATTGATAGATGCTGCCATCTCATTCATCGACAGGACAAATATTAACCGAATTGGTATCGACATGATACTTAACACGGTTAATGCTTTTATCCGTGATCTGGTAGGCAAGGGCGCCTTAAATGCAGGTGAATGTTATTATGAAGAGGCAAAAAACAGCAGTGCTGAAATTGCCCAGGGACACCTGACATTTACTATTTCACAGACGTACGCACCAAGCCTTGATAAGTTAACTTTTGAGGAAGTTGTTGATCTTGATGCTTTAACCTTTTAATAATTGCAACTATGTTGAACAGTATAACAAACGCAAATGCCTATCGTGAAGGCAACTCCCTGATAGGTAAACTGGAGCAGATAGATCTCCCGAACATTAAGTTTAAAACTGAAGATATTGCTGCTCTTGGCATGTTTGCAAGCATACCTATCCCAACAGGTTTGGAGAAGCTTGAGGCAAAATTGAAGTGGAATGCAATTTATGACTCTGACTGGAAAGCGGCCAGTCCGGTTTCAGCATCGACCATTGTTGTTAAAAGCAACATGACAAGCATTGATGGTAGCGGGCGTGTAAGCCAGATACCGGTAACGGCAACAATAAAGGGCACTTATGTTGAGATTCCTTCAGGAAACCTGAAAGCCAATGCTAAGTTTGACGGTGCAGAGCACCTGTTGAGCGTGAACTATTACAAGCTTGAAGTTTCCGGTGCTAAAATCTACGAAGTTGATATATTCAACAATATCCTTTTCATTGGCGACACTGATATCTTAGAATCATTCAGGGCTAACCAGTAATGGCATTTGTTGACGAAAATACAGGAGCTGAAGCTTATAATTGGGAAACTGATGGGGTTTACCTAATCGAAGAGCTTGACCCGGTGCAGGGGGGTGTTGGCGGCATTGCCAACGCCCAGGCACTGGCTTTGGCCAAGCGTACCCGAAACCTGCATGCGCGCCTTCTGTTAATAGTACAATCAATCACTAACCTTATTGGAGGGGCTGATGAAGCATACAATACCCTGGGTAAAATTCAGGATGCAATAGAAGCACTTGATTTTGACCAGGTGAACCTTGAGGAGCTGAAGGCAGAATTACGGGGAGGTGTTGATGCATCGCTTGACACGATGAAAAAGATAGTTGATTACGTCAACGCCCTTGAAATATCTTTCAATGACCTCTCTGACCTTCCTGAGTTTCAAGGAAGGGCAGAATTATCAGGATCTGCCATTGACTGGCTTGGAAAACCGGAAAGGTTTAAGGTACTTTCTGCAGATACCGAGTTGTCAGCTACGAACCTTATCGTTGGAAAGACAATTGGGTTATTGCTTACTGGCAATTTCACAACAACGTTTACTTCAGCTTTTGAGAAGGTTCCCGGATCACCGGCAGTTGTAGCCGGTTCTAAGAATTACGTACAGATGAAATGTATTGATAATTCGACAGGATCTGAAAAAATCATTTATTCTGTAATGCAATTGCAATCATGATTTTTGATGGAGGATTATTAGGAGTGTATTTTCCTTTCGATCTTTACTGGGTCGAGGGAGGTGAATTGTGGAAGTGGGCAGGAGACCGAAAAATACAAGTTACTAATGTATCGGGATATGTCAGAAGTGTCGCTAATGATGTAGAAGCAACCTGTTTATTATGTGCTATTGGGTATAGTGGAATTCCTTCAGATCCGAATGGTGGAGTCTGGTACCTGAATAACAACAAGACATTAACATTGTGTCTCAACGCATCAATTATGGAACTCACATCTGCTTTAGGAGGTGTAAGATATCACGAAAATTATTACGAATATATCCGAAATAATTCAACACTCATTAAACGTGTTCAGAATCAAGAAGGCGAATTTATGTCGTGGTTGGTTGCCAGGGATGCTGAAATGTATATCTACAATACGCAAACCAACCAGCTAAAAATATTTAACGGCAGCTATTTTGTAACTCTTGCTTCATTTTCTTCCAATCCGGGCAGGGTGCAAAAATTTGGCACACTCTATTTTTATGCGTCCGGCACAACACTCAAGAACTTAGCTGGAGTAGTAGCAACATTGGGCAATGATATTGTTGATTTTTACGTCAACAATGAAAGTATAATTCTTACCCTGGACGGATTAGTCTGGCTTGATCAGGACTTTCAACCGACA